ACTTAATGCAGCTTTATATGCTTGCCCATTGACTTGGATTATACTTTTAATCATTGCTTTAATAGCTTTGTTTTATGCAGCGGTTGCAGCAGTAAATCATTTTGCGGGAACATCAGTAAGTGCTACGGGCATAATTATGGGTGCTTTTGCGGTACTGGGTGCATTTATTTGGAATACTGTTGCGGGCGTAATCAATGCAATTATTCAATTCTTATGGACTTATTTTGTCGAACCCTGGATTGGCATTATCGAATGGGTTTTAAATGTTTTCAATGGCGGTTTTAATAGTTTTGGTGATGCGGTTAAAAACTTGTTAGGTAATATTATCAGCTGGTTTTTATCACTAGGCAAAGTTGTAACAAAAATCATAGATGCGATTTTTGGTACTAACTGGACCGCTGGACTTGAAGATTTACAAGGCAAAGTTTTGCAATGGGGTAAAAACGAACAAGCCATCACATTATCAAGGGAAGCCCCGTTTGAATTACAAAGAATTGCTTATAAAGATGCCTGGGAATATGGATATGTTGCTGGTGAAAAGTTTGAAGAAAACATAAATCTGAAAAACATCTTGGGTGATGCTTCAAGAACATTGGATGCTTATGAACTTGGAAACCAGCTTGATGGTATTTATAACGGGGTTGACACAACAGCACTTAATACAGCAGCTATGAAAGATTCAATGGATGCAACAGAAGAAGAATTGAAATATTTGCGGGATATAGCTGAACAAGAGGCGATAAACCGCTTTACAACCGCGGAAATCCGCGTTGAAATGCCTGTTAACGCAAACATTTCAAGCGAGCTTGATTTAGACGGAATTGTGGCGTACTTAGAAGAAACCGTTTATGAAACAATGGCTGTTGCGGCAGAAGGGGTGCATATTTAATGCCATATTATGTATTTTTAGACGGGGTGCAACTGCCTGTTGCCCCGTCTAAAATTTCCATGAAGATAAAAAATCAAAATAAAACCATAAATTTAATAAACGGTGGTGAATATAACTTATTAAAAACGCCTGGGCTTACGGAATTCTCTTTTGAGGCTTTACTCCCGCAGGTAAGATATCCTTTTGCTACATACCCTGAAGGCTTTAAAGAGGCTTATTATTATTTAGACAAACTTGAAAAGCTTAAAATTGGGAAAAAACCTTTTTGGTTTAAAGTTGTGAGGGCTTTGCCCAGTGGAAAACTTTTATTTAATACAAATTATCTTGTGTCATTGGAAGACTATGAAGTGACAGAAGACGCAAAAGAAGGATTTGATGTTAAAGTTAAAATAAATCTAAAACATTTTCGGGAATTTGGTACAAAATACATTAATATTGTAAATCAAAGCAATACAGAGGCTGCATCCCCTGTGGCAGTTGTAACGGAAGAACGCCCTGTGGAAAACCCGCCCACACCAAAAACTTATGTGGTAAAAAAGGGTGATTGCCTTTGGAATATTGCAAAAAAATATTTAGGCAATGGTGCAAGGTACACAGAAATTTATGAGCTAAACAAGGACAAAATCAAAAACCCAAACCTTATATATCCAGGGCAAGAGCTTATTTTGCCTGATTATTAAGGGGTGACGGAATGGTTGAATTAATAATACATAACGGGGACAGCATGTATGCTCCACTGGTTGAGGAAGGCATAACATTAGAATGGCAAAGAAAAGGGGTTCCTGGAAAATTAGAGTTTGCAGTTTATAAAGATGAAAATATTAGCTTTCAGGAAGGCGACCCTGTCCGCTTTACGGTCGATGGCCATAATACGTTTTATGGTTACATTTTTACAAAAAAACGCAATAAAGATAATTTAATTAAAGTTACTGCTTACGATCAGTTAAGGTATTTAAAAAACAAAGATACTTATATTTATAAAGATAAAACGGCAACAGAATTAATTAAGATGATTGCAGAAGATTTTAAACTATATATAGGGGTATTGGAAGATACTGGGTATAAATTAAGCCGAAAAGAGGACAATAAAACTTTATTTGATATTATACAGGACGCACTGGACGAAACAGTTAAAGGCAGTGGGAAATTATATGTTTTATATGACAATTTCGGAAAACTGACATTACAGAATATCCAAAACATGAAACTGGATTTGCTCATTTGTGAAGATACTGCGGAAGATTATGATTACACTTCTTCTATAGATACAAATACATATAATCAAGTTAAGTTAACTTACGAAAATGAAGAAACCGGCAATAAAGATGTTTATATTGCAAAGGATAGTAGTAGCATTAACCGTTGGGGATTGCTTCAATACTTAGATACCTTGCAAGACGGTGAAAACGGTCGAGCAAAAGCAGATGCACTATTGTCTTTATATAACAAAAAGACACGTAATTTAGACATAAAAGGCGCTTTTGGTGACATACGGGTAAGAGCGGGATGTTCTTTGCCCATTATTTTAAATATTGGGGATATAGCTGTGCAGAATTATATGATAGTGGATAAAGTAAAACACAAGTTTGATTTGAACAATCATACAATGGATTTGACTTTAATCGGGGGTGATTTTGTTGCCTAATTTAGTTGAACTGATTAAAAAGGCTGCAGTAGACGCAGTTGAGGCGGCAAGCCCAGTAAATGTTATGTACGGCACGGTGATGAGCGTAAATCCTTTAAAAATTAGTTTGGAACAAAAATTAATACTTGATGAAGATAGTTTAGTTTTGTCAAGCTTTGTACGGGATTTTGATGTTGAAATGTATGTGGACCATGAAACTGAAGAAGCAGGTGGGGAATTATCATTACATAAACACAAATACACCGGGGCAAAAAAATTTAAAGTAAATTTGGGTTTGAAAGAAAATGAGAAAGTAATACTTGTAAGAATGCAAGGCGGGCAGAAGTATCTTGTCCTTGATAGAATTAGGCAGGTGGTTTGATGATACCCCAAACAAGTGTTGATTTAAGACGGGATTTTGTATTTAAGGAACTGCCGAGTAAGACTTATAAGCTAAATATAGACTCAAACAACATAATCGGCTTTACGGATGGCCTAGACGCAATGCGGCAGGCTATTTTTTTAATGTTAAATATTGAAAGGTTTGAATATTTGATTTATTCATGGAATTACGGCATTGAGCTTAAGGATTTGTTTGGAAAGCCAATGCCCTTTGTTTTGTCCGACCTTCAAAGGCGCATAACGGAGGCGTTGAAGCAGGACACGCGGATTTTAGATGTTTTGGATTTTGATTTTTCGGTTGATGGAAGAAAAGTTTATGTAACATTTACGGTAAAAACAATTTTTGGTGATATTGACGCCGAAAAGGTGGTGGATGTTTAATGTATGAGAATATAACTTATGAAAAGATACTAAAGCGCATGCTGGAAAAAGTAACCGCCCAAAACCCAAACATTGACTCAAGGGAGGGGTCAATAATTTATAATGCATTAGCCCCTGCCGCTGTGGAAATGCAAAATATGTATATCGCGCTGGACACAATACTAAATGAAACTTTTGCGGACACGCAGTCACGGGAATATTTAATAAAACGGTGCGCGGAGCGGGGAATTACGCCCTATCCTGCCACAAAGGCAATTTTAAAGGGTGAATTTAACATTGATGTGCCGCTCGGAACAAGGTTTTCGCTTGAAAACACTTCCCTAAACTACACAGTTATTGAAAAAATAGCCTATGGTATATTTAAACTTGAATGCGAGATGGCTGGGACAATAGGTAATTACAATTTTGGCTCTTTAATACCTATTGAATACATAAATGGGTTGCAATATGCAAAACTTACAGAGCTGCTAATTCCGGGTAAAGATGAAGAAGATACTGAAAGTTTGCGAAAACGGTACTTTGCAAGCTTTAACGAGCAAGCTTTTGGCGGTAATATACAAGATTATAAAACAAAAGTAAATGCGCTTGCGGGCGTAGGCGGCGTAAAGGTTTATCCAGCATGGAATGGTCCGGGGACTGTGGGGATTGTTATTATATCGAGCGAATACAAAGCCCCAACACAAGAGTTAATAAAAACAGTCCAAGAAGCGGTTGCCCCGACTCAAAACCAGGGTCAAGGGGTAGGAATTGCGCCAATTGGACATATTGTAAAGGTAAATGGGGTTACACCTTATAGCGTTTGTGTAGAAACAAAAATTACTTTTAAAAGCGGGTATAGTTTTGATGATGAAAACGTTAAAGCTTCAATTGAAAGTAAAATTGATGAGTATTTTATGGATTTAAATAAAACGTGGGCAGACAGTGACCATATAACAGTGAGGATAAGTCAATTGGAGGCAAAGCTTTTGGAATTGACTGAAGTAATTGAAGATGTAAAAGGTACGAAATTAAATGGTGAAGAAAAAAATAAGGAATTGGGTCCAAACGAAATTGCTGTAAGGGAGGAAATAGTAGTTGGATAGGCATTTAATTGATTATTTACCTCCTATTTTGCGCGGTGTTAGGGAATATATATATCTTTTTACCACAGAACAAAACGAAATTGAAACTTTGTGGAATGCAGTAGATGACGCCTTTTCCGACCAATTTATAGCTGACGCAACGGTAAATGGGGTAAAGCGGTGGGAAAAGATTTTGGGTATTAAGCCAAAAGTTACCGATAGGCTGGAAGATAGGAAATTTAGGATTTTAGCCCGGCTTTCTGAGCAGTTGCCTTTTACATTAAAAACACTTGAACAACAACTGATAAGTTTATGTGGGGAAGGAAACTTTAAAATTGAAGTTGACAATCAAAACTATCTTGTAATTGTAAGACTTGCCTTGACTTCACAAGAGGTGCTTAATAATCTTGCAGCTTTGCTAAACCGCATAGTTCCGGCAAACATGGTTATTGATTTAAAATTTAAATATAATAAACACTCTATGTTTACAGATAAGGCATACAGCCACTATCAATTAAGATCATACACCCACAACCAATTAAGAAATGAGGTGAACACATTTGGCAGACAAAACTTTCAATTACTCTTTGATCAAACCATCAGCAGACGATTTTTATGATATTGATGTGCAAAACCAAAACATGGATATTATTGATACACAGCTTAAAATATTAGCTGATAGTGTAGCAAACGTTGAAAAAACAACAAATAAAAATAAACCTAATGGATATTTGGGACTCAATGCAAATGGTAAATATGACAGTACAAAAGATATGCGAATGGGCGTTTTATCATATACAATGAAAAATGATGAAGATGTATTAGATTTATCATTATATACCCCTAAATATGTACACTTAGTTAGTACTGATGTGATCTATGGGCATGTAACATTACCACAAGATGTTCCAACAGGGTGGGATGTTACAATTAAAAGTGATATCGACGCCGTAGTAACAAGTGGTACCTTTAATTACACAATGTATCGAAATGAAAGTTATTTATTCGTTAAATCCGAATCAGGATACCATGTATTTATCGTAGATGCTTTTGATACTTTATTTACTTTATTTTTTAATTGTGAATTTAAACAAAACAAAGGCGAAGCTAATGGATATGTACCATTAGATAACAATAAATTAATACCGATTGAATATATACCACAAAACAAACTTACGCAAAATTTTGCTAACGTTATTGTAAATGAAACATCTGGTGTAAATATATCGGTTTCGGATGTACAAGAATATACTAACGCACGAAGCTTAATAATTGATGGCAAAACTGTGGAAGACCCCGCTATAAACTTAATATCTCAAACTGATTTTGGTTATAGTGGTCAATACGAGGATGGTTGGCATGTGACAACTGAATTTGGCTATCAATCACGCAGGTTTGAGATGTATAATAATCAAACCGTCAACGAGTGGGGGTCAAACAGCGCATACAGAATATATCTTGAAACAAACGAAGGTGTGTACCCGCAGTATGCATGGGGTGGCACTACTGTATTTACACAAGTAGGGAAAAAATATAGATTTAAGTTAAAAGTAAAAAATAATAATAATACCGACGTTATAATTATGGGAGGATCTAGAACAATTGCGACAATACAACCAAATACATATAAAATTATTGATTGGTCTTACATCGAAGATTTAAGTGATGTATACTTATGGTTTGGTTTTTACAGTCCTAATGGCATAATCGATATATTTGTTGAAGACCCCGCAATATTTGCCTATACTCCAAAATCTGCAGACAATCCCTATAAACCTATAGGCGTTGGCGAAAGTGGCAATATTACAACAATTGTTAAAACACCAAACTTAATATCTAATGCTGATTTTTCAAATGGCACTACGAATTGGGGAAGTGGCGGAGGGGTTTTGTCAGTAGAAAACGGGTGGCTAAAAGCATACCACTCCTTAACTGTAAGTCCCTCTACCGTTGTATTTCAAGATTTATCAATGAGTATACCTGCTCAAACGAAATTATTTGCAAGAATAAAAATGAAAGTAACTCATACAAATTCAAGCTATATTCGGTTGTATTTAGCTGGTACGGATGAAGCAGGAACAGATACCAGTTTTGCTTTCGAGAAAATATCTACCCTTGAAGCAGGAAAAGAATATGTCCTTTATGGCAAAATTACTACATCAAAAGATTTTGCGAAAATATCTTATAGGGCGCAGCAGGTTTTTGACTCTGGTGATATTGCTTTAGGAAGTAGTTTATATATTAAAGATTGCTTATTGATAAACATGGGTTCAAACGAAAGCAATCCTTTATATAATTTGACAGCAGATGAAATGAACGCAAAATATCCTGATTTTATGCCCTACGGAGAAACA